TAAAGAAATGGAAGATACAGCAGAAGGAAAAGAAACAAGAGATATGACAAGATCACAAATTGTCAAATCTACATTTAGAGTTTTAACATTGAAACTTGGCAAGGCAAAAGTTCCAATGATAATGACCAACCACACCTATGATGTCATAGGATCTATGTACCCACAAAAAGAAATGGGCGGTGGTTCCGGTCTTAAATACGCAGCCTCATCAATCATTTATCTCGGCAAAAGAAAAGAAAAAGATGCAGATAACGAAGTGATTGGTAATATTATCCACTGTAAAAACTATAAGTCAAGGTTAACAAAAGAAAATGCTCAAATAGATGTGAGACTAACATATAAATCTGGTTTAGACAGATACTATGGTTTGTTAGAAATTGCAGAAGAAGAAGGCATTTTCAAAAAAGTATCTACAAGATATGAATTACCAGACGGTACAAAAGTGTTTGGTAAATCAATCAATGATGAACCTGAAAAATATTTTACAAAGGAAATATTAAAGAAGATTGATGACGCAACAAAGAAAAAGTTCCTCTACGGAAGCGAATAGATATACTTTTGTTCAAAAAGACGGAGACGATTTTACCTGTATTAAACTTACAGATAAAAAGTACAACGGTGTCATATATAGATATGATGACGTAGGATTTGCTAAAGAAGAAAATGCTGATGGCAAATTACCTATGAGATTTAAATATGATATCTTTAAAAATCCAAACAAAGTAGATATTGACAATCAGGAATTTATAGATTATATTGGTGATATACTAATAGAACTATTAGAGAAACAATTGACAGATGGAAAAATTGAATTTAAATAATGAACGAATAGAGATTACAGTACTACGTAATTTCATATTCAACGATGCATTTACTAGAAAGGCTTTACCTTTCTGTAAAGAAGATTACTTTACAAATCGTTCTGAAAGAATATTGTTTAGAGAAATAGATACTTTTGTAAACAAGTACAAAAATATACCTACAAAAGAAGCTTTAGTTATAGAATTAGGTCAAAGAAAAGACATAAACGAAGATGAATTTAAAGCAGTAAAAGATTTACTAGATACAATATCAAATGAAAGTGCAGACCTACAATGGTTACTAGACACGACAGAAAAGTTTTGTAAAGACCGTGCAGTACATAACGCAGTACTAACCGGTATTAAAATATTAGATAAAAAAGACCCTAGACTTACACCTGAAGCAATACCTGGAATTCTTGCAGACGCATTGGCCGTTTCTTTTGATAATCATATCGGTCACGATTATATTGAAGATGCTGAAAGACGATTTGACTTTTATCATACTAAAGAAAAAAAATATCAATTTGATTTAACATACTTAAATCGTATTACAAAAGGTGGGGTACCACCTAAGACTTTAAACATTGCTCTTGCAGGTACGGGTGTAGGTAAATCTTTGTTTATGTGTCATTGTGCATCTAGTTTTTTAACACAAGGTCTAAACGTATTATACATTACAATGGAAATGGCAGAAGAACGTATCGCAGAACGTATAGATGCCAATCTATTAGATGTAACTATGGACGATTTACATTCAATGCCTAGACAATTATATGATGATAAGATTACAAAGATTAGAAACAAGACAGTAGGTAAATTAATCATCAAAGAATATCCAACAGCATCAGCACACGCTGGTCATTTTAGAGCATTGTTGAATGAACTTGCTTTAAAGAAATCATTTAGACCAAACGTAATCTTTATTGATTATCTAAATATTTGTTCTTCAAGTAGATTTAAAGGTGGAAATATATCTTCGTACTTCTTCATTAAGGCAATAGCCGAAGAACTACGAGGTCTTGCAGTAGAGTTTAATGTACCAATCTTTAGTGCTACACAAACAACAAGAACAGGTTTCGTAAGTACAGATATTGGATTAGAAGATACTTCTGAATCGTTTGGTCTTCCAGCAACTGCTGACTTTATGTTTGCTTTAATATCAAATGAAGAATTAGAAGCTCTAGGTCAAATGAAAATTAAACAATTGAAAAATAGATATAATGACCCTAGTATTAATCGTGCCTTTATTGTGGGTGTAGATAGAGCTAAGATGAGATTGTATGATGTATCTAATAATGCACAGAACATTGTAGATAGTAACCAAAAACAAATACCAATAAAAACAAGTTACGATAAATTCTCGGACTTTAAAATATGACATATAATTTAGATAAAAATTTTGAAACAAAAAAAGGTAATTGGTAATGAAAAAACAAAAAGTAAGATTTCATAAAAGCGATAGAAGACCTGGCCATCTAGGTGAACAATTGTCATATGAAAAAATAATGGTTAAGAAAAAAGGTAACATCTATTGGCAGGCAGTTGAACAACCAACAGGTACAATTATTAGCCAATCTTTTTTTGAAGAAGATATATCTCAACTGGTAGACTTTCAAAATGCCAATCGTCAATGGCAACCAAATGGTGGTATACCTAAATTTCTTTGTGATAATATTTAGTAATCATTTATAAATATATAAATGGCCGACAAAACAGCATTACAAGAAAGTTCTCAAGCATTATTTTGTTCAATAGCAGACCAATTAGGAGCAACAGAATCAAACAAAGTATTAGATATTAAAAAATTTAATACCTACGAAGATTTTAAATTAAAATATAATAAAATAATATCTTCTGCACATTCCAGAATTTCTACGCCAGCAGTTTCTTTAAAAGAAATAGATGATTTTTTAAGTAAAAATAAACCTTGGTATATATCCTCAGTAAATATTGCTGTTGCATTAGTCAATCAAATATCATTTATAGATAATGATTTTAAAATTAAAGCACCTGGATATCAAAACATTTTTTACTTTAGAGGTGATAGTGAAATAATGGGTACTATTTCTTCTATATTTAAAATTGCAAATAAAGCTCCTATAACAATTAAAAATCAACTTAAATTTGGAGATATTAATAAATGGAATCCAGCAGATATATATTTTGCAAGTGATAAAGCCAAAAGTGAACTTAAAAAAGAATTAAATAAAGCAGAGTCAAATCAATCTTCATATAATTTTATAAATTTAAATAGTGTAACAAGTTCTTTAATAGATTCAGGAGATTTATTACCACTATCTTTAAAGTTAGCACCAGGAACAGTTAAAATAGAAAGAATAAATTTTGATAAAAAAAAAGAACTAGAAGCAATTAAAGATATAAAAATTACAAGTGTAAATGATTGGAAACCATTTAAGATAGTTAAATATCCTGCAAGAGGAGAAACAAGAGACATAACAGTTAATTTATCTAATGGAGGTAAAATAAAAATGAGACACGATCCATCAACTCCTTCTTATAAAATAGAAGCTGTTATAGATACAGCTTCTAGAGGAGGTTCTATAGGTAGTATGAAAATGTTTTGTGAATTAATGTCTTTTGTAGATAAATCAACATCAGAAAAATTATTAAAAACATTTAATAAAGCAGAACAAGAGTTTAAAAAAGAAATTGTAATTTTAAAAAATAAAAAATACGAATACGATATATTTGATTATAAAAGAGCACAACTAAGTGCAATGACTATAACTAACGCAGTCAATCCAATATTAAAAAATTGGTATAATCAAAAGAATGAAAAAACAACACAGTTTTGTAAATTAGTATATCTGTACACTACAGCCAGAACACAACTGTCTGGTAAGTTTGTACTTGCAAAATAATGTATGTATAAATAGTATTAAGTGATATAGTGTATGGATAGTTTGATTTTATTTATGGATAATATGAGAGGAATATGTTTAGTTTTAAAGGATTCGTTACTAAAGGTACTAATACACATTTAGAACACTTAGAAGATTCTATTATAGATAGAGGTTCAAAAGGCGGTAAAGATGCCGTTAACTTTTTAAAGTCAATCAAAAAAATGCTGACAGGTCATACAGGTGGCCGATTAAACGTAACAGTAAAATGGGACGGTGCGCCTGCTGTTATCTGCGGCATTAATCCCGAAAACGGAAAATTCTTTGTTGGTACGAAATCAGTATTCAATGTAACTCCGAAAATCAATTACTCTACAGGTGATATAATGAAAAATCACGATGGAGTTTTAGCACAAAAATTAATAGTATGTTTAAGAGAATTATCTAAACTAGGTATTACAGGAATTCTACAAGGAGATTTATTATTTACTCCCGGTGATGTAAAAACAGTTAATATAGAAGAACAAGATTATCTTACATTCACACCAAATACAATTACATATGCAGTACCAGTAAATAGTGATTTAGGTAGAAGAATATCTAAAGCTAGAATTGGTATAGTATTTCATACAGTATATCACGGAAGCAATTTAAAAAGTTTAAAAGGAGGCTTTGGTTCTATAAAAGGATTTCCAAAATTAGCATCAGTGTTTGTTACAGACGCCACTTATAAAGACGCTTCAGGTTCAGCAACATTTAGTAAAACAGAACAAGTACAATTTGATAGTATTCTTTCTATGGCTGAAGGTTCATTACAAAAAGCACAAACAGTTTTAAACGACTTTGACACATCTGATCCTTTAGCTGTAGGATATAAACTAAAATCATTCTTTAATTTTTATATACGTAATTCTCAAGGAGATATGGCTAGAGTAAAAGAATTAGTAGAATCATTTAGATCATATTATTCAAATATGTTACAACAAGAAGTTGATGCAGTATCTAAAGAAGAAACAAAAAACAAATATAGAACAATAAGAGATAATGGTTTAAATTTTATAGATAAAAACAAAAATGGAATTTATTATACAATTGCAAGTTGGATATCATTACAAAGAGCAAAGAATTTTCTTATTAGAAAATTAAATCAAATACAATCAATTGGCCATTTTATAAGAACACCAGATGGATTTAGAGTAACAAATCCAGAAGGCTATGTGGCCGTTGATAGAGTTAGAGGTGCCGTTAAACTTGTAGATAGGCTAGAGTTTAGCAGAGCAAATTTTCAAATCGCTAAAGACTGGGTAAAGGGGTAATATGAAAACATTTAAACAATTTATAAATGAAGCTGCTGTAGATAAAAAAGGACTTAAAAGTTCTACAGGAGGATTAACACAAAAAGGTAGAGATTATTATAATCGTAAAGATGGCAGTAATCTAAAAGCACCTGTTACAAAAAAACCGTCTGAATTAAAAAAAGGTAGTAAGGCATATAATAGACGTAAGTCATTCTGTGCTCGTATGTCTGGTAATCCAGGCCCAATGAAAGACGATAAAGGCAGACCAACACGTAAAGCATTGGCTTTAAGAAAGTGGAATTGCTAAATGGCACGTTATGTAAGAGTAATTTCAGATACTAAAACACACGCAAAAATATTACTATCTTTTCACAATGATACTAGTACAACAGCTTCTATTATTGACGCCTCTACATTATCAGGACATCAAAATGGTGCCAAATTACATATTACAAATATTAGATTTGGACTTGATGGACAATCACACGTTCAATTAGAATTTGTAGGTTCATCAACAAATGTTCACGCTATAACTGTTGCCGCTTCAGGAGAATATGCAACAGGAGTAATTAAAAATAATGCAACAAACGCTACAGCATCAGGTGGAGATATTACCTCAATTGCAGATCAAGCAAATGGATTTATTTTATTAACACTACAAAAAGAAGGTATGGGAGAAAATAATTAATGAAATCATTTGAACAAATACTTTCAGAAGGCCTATACGATCCAGGCATTTTTAAAGCCTTCTTTTTAGCAGGCGGGCCAGGTTCAGGTAAGTCGTTTGTTGCTAGAAATGTATTTACAGGCACAGGTTTAAAGTTTGTAAATTCAGACACGTTCTTTGAAAAGAGTTTAAGAGATGCTGGATTGTCTTTAACATTACCTGATGAAGAACAATACTTTAGAGATATGTTAAGAACACAAGCAAAGGCCAGAGCAGAAAACCAGGCCGCTCTATACGTAAAAGGCCGATTAGGATTAGTCATAGACGCTACAGGTAGAGATTACAATGTTATACACAATCAAGCAAGCCAATTAAAACAATTAGGTTACGATTGTTATATGATATTTGTTAATACGAGTTTAGAAGTAGCATTAGAAAGAAATGCTAAAAGAGAAAGAACAGTACCAGAATATATTACAAGAACTTCTTGGCAAGGTGTTCAAAATAATATTGGTAAGTTTCAGAATTTTTTTGGTATGGAAAATTTTATAGTTGTAGATAATAGTAGATCAGAACAAGAATTAGTTACAGTAACAATGAATAAAGTAAATAGTATAGTCAGAAGATATTTAAATACACCAATTAAAAGTTATATTGCTAAACGTTGGATGGCAAAAGAAAGAATAGCGAGAAGAAAAGATGTTTAGATTGTTAAGAACAGAAGCTGTTATTGATATACCTAGACGTACTTATGCTAAGGGTGTATTTGATAATGCTGATACAGAAAATCCAAAATTAAAACAAACTGTATTAGACATTATACAAAATCAAATTAAACAATTTAATGAAATAAGACCTGTATTAAAATATAGTTTGGTAGGTTCTATACTTACAAAAAATTATAGAGATGATGCTGATTTAGATGTCAATGTTTTATTTGATGTGCCATTAGCAGATAGAGATGTAGTAAGAAAAGAATTAGCTAAGTCATTAAGAAATATAAATGGCGCTTTGGTACCAGGAACTAAACACCCAATTAACTATTATATCATTACAGATCCAAATGTAAAAGAAACAAACGATAAGATGGCAGATGCTGTATTTGATATTAAGAATAATACATTTATAAGAAAAGCAAAAGAGTTTAAATTTGACCCTAAAAGATATGCGGCCGACTTTGAGAAAAAGGTAAGAGAAATAGATGTAGTACAAGGAGAATTAAAAAGAGATATAATAGATTACAAAGAATTAAAAGAATTAAATCCAGATGACATATTAAATTTACAAGAATTAATTAATACTAAGTTAGATGAAATAGAAAATGGCATTAAACATTTAATTGATATTGGTAATACTGTATTAAAAGACCGTGCTGATGCCTTTGCAACAGATATGACACCTGAAGAAATAAAATCTTTTGGTAGAAAAAATCAATTACCTAAAAATGTAATTTACAAGATGTTAGAAAAATATCATTATCTAACAATGTATAAAAAATTAAAAGAAATATTAGATGATGGTCAGATTACAGACGCAGAAATAAATTCAATAGACGAAGCATTAGAAAAATCATTTGCATTTACATTTGGTAGATTTAATCCTCCTACAATAGGCCACGAGAAACTTATACGAACAGTGGCCAGTCAAGGTTCAGATTATAAAATCTTTATAAGCAGATCACAAGACGCAGTTAAAAATCCATTATCACCATCAGACAAATTAAAATGGATGCAAATGATATTTAAAAATTATGCTAGTCACATATTAGTAATGCCAACAAATATGGTATTAGAATTAGCAACAAAAATTTATAGTATGGGTTACACATCAATAACTATGGTTGTAGGAAGTGATAGAGTAGGAGAATTTAAATCTATATTAAACAAATATAATGATGAAAAAAATAGACACGGATATTATAATTTCAAAAAGATTGATGTAGTATCTGCTGGCGAAAGAGATCCAGATGAAGAAGGCGTAACTGGAATGAGTGCAAGTAAATTAAGAGACTATGCAAAAAGAGGAGATTTAAAAAATTTCAAAAGAGGAGTTCCAGGTAATTTATCTGAAAAACAAAAGAACGAATTATTTTTTGATGTAAGAAAAGGTATGGGATTATCAGTTAGTTTAGCTTCTAATTTCGAACCACAAGAAAATAAAATAAAAACGTTACAAGAATTTGAAGCTAAACAAGTAAGAGATTTATACATTAGAGAAGTAATATTTAATATTGGAGAACAAGTGAATAACACCAAATTAAATATAATTGGAAAAGTAATAAGACGAGGAACAAATTATATTGTATTAGAAGATACGAATAATAGTTTACACAAATCTTGGATTTGGGATTGTATACCAATTTCAGCTAATAAAGAAGTTGCAGTAAGAGAATATAACTTAGACGTAGATTACGGATTTAAAGCCGTTTCAGAAATCAAAGAAGAACCTAAACTAATACAAGAAAAAAAGAAAAAAATGTTTGGGGAATTAAAAAAGGAATTAATTAAAATGACTGATACTAAAAAAGAAGCATATGATATAGGCCACGATTATGCTCAACACACATCTAAAATAACACCTGGCGAACCTGGTTATGACCCTAATTATAAAGGTACATCTTATAAACCAAGTAAATCTGATGATAATTTAAAACAAATAACTACCCAGGATATAGAAGAATGGGCTAATTCAAATGCTACAATAGATAAATATAGAGAAAGGTACGGCGATAATTACAAGTCTAAAATAGACGAAGTTAAAGGTAAGATGATATCTTTCAAAGATTACGCTAAAAAATAATATGAGTTTTATAAAAGAATCAAAAAAAGCTTACAGTCAAGTAAAAGAAAATCACATTGCAATTGCTATGGGTAATATGTTAGATGATGAAGGCAGTATGATATTAAATCAAATAGAAGAATTAGAACGAGGTATTGAAATGCTTCGTACTTACGTTGGTAACGACTATGAAAAACAATTACCAGCTTGGGTTCAATCTAAAGTTACTTTAGCAACTGATTACATTTCTACTGTAGGCAATTATCTTTCTAGTAAAAATGAAAAAGTAACAGAAGAAACTATTAAAGAATCTTCTGATTTAACAGAATCTACTTTTGAAAAAATTTATCAAATGCAACAAGATGGTAAGTCAACAGAAGATATAGCAAAAGAATTAAAACTAAATCCAGCATTAGTTAAAAAAGTTTTAGGTGAACAAGTTGAATTAAAAGAATTTAACGATGCTCAAATTGCTCTACTAAAAAAAGAATTTGATCCTCTTAAAAATAAACAAATAAGTACAGCAAGAGCAAATCAATTATCAAACATATTAGACAAGTTAGATGATGGTTCATTACAAAAATTAAGAGATGCTTTAATACCTTTTGTATCTGCCGTTTCTGCTGCTAAATTAACAACTAGAAAATTTAAAGGTGTTAAAATAACAAATGTAAAAGTTCCAGGTTTAGAAGGTATGGCCGAAGAATCTAGTTATTGGTGGCACGATGGAAAATCTGGTTATGTAAAAGCTAGTGATAGTGATAAAGATTTAGTAGCTTGGTTGAAAAAAAATGGATACAAGCCAGAAAAAGATATTAAAAAAGAAGAAGCAGAATTACAAGAAACCACACCTTTACAAACAGCTAATACTATGATGAAAACATTAGCAGCAAAAGCAGGAATAAAACCAGCTACATCTAATGCTGGTTATCAAGCAATTTATGATTATAAAAATGGAGAAGGTTCATTTAAAGGACAAGGTAAAAAAAGTTATGAACAAGTAAAAAATTGGATATACAAAAATGGTTATGATGTTCAAATAGGTTTTTTAAAACAAATTATGGGTGAACAAATAGAATTAAAACCAGTTCCTAGTTTAGAAGATAGTGCTAAGAAACATAAAGTTGATGTTGAAGTATTAAAGAAACAACTAGAAAAAGGAATTGAAATTGAAAAAGAACATACTAAAGATGAAAAGGTTGCTGAAAAAATAGCACTTGCTCATATAGATGAAAGGCCAGATTACTACGATCAATTAGCAAAAGTAGAAAAGCAACCGGTAGATGAAGCTTGTTGGACAGGTTATAAACAAGTGGGCCTTAAAAAGAAAGGCAAAAAAATGGTGCCTAATTGTGTTCCAGAAGAAACAGTAAAAGAAGTAAAAGAACCTACAGGAGAATTAAAAGATGCTTGTTGGAAAGATTATGTAGCTGTTGGCTTTAAAATGAAAAATGGAAAACGTGTACCAAATTGTGTACCTAAATCAGAAGCATATAAAGGAGCTAAAGCAGTAGTAGAAAATGCTTTCAAAAAATTAAAGGAGAAAAATAATGACAAGATATTTAGAAATTAAACCAGGTAGTATATCTGAAGTTGCTAAAAATTTAAGAGATGACTACCAAGCTTTTTTTAAAAAAGAATTAGAAAAAACAGGAAAATCTATTACATCAATGACCGATGCTGAAAAAAAATCATTTTTTAATAAAGTAGATAAAGCTTATAATGCTAAGAATGAACAAACAGCAGCAGAAAAACAACGTTTTAATAAGTATGGTTATGCTGATACAGCTGCAGCTTATAAATCATCTAAAGAACCTAAAACTACTTTAGTTGCTAAACCTGGAGATAAAGAAAAAGTAGTTAGAATACCAAAAGAAAAATTAGCAGATTATAAAAGTAAAGGTTGGGTAGAAGCAGAAAGTTTTGTACCAGAAGCAGCTAAAGAACCATACGCAATAGGTATGGCTGCAGCTATGAAACAAACTGGAGATAAACCACCGTTAAAAAAATCTACAATAACTAAAGCACACGACATTGCAAAGTCTATTGAAAAGAAAGAAGAAGTAAAAGAAGAAACTTTAGAAGAAGGTGGAATGAAAGAAATTGATACTAACAAACAAGAATTAAGAAGATTAGATGTTAGATTATCAAATTTAAAAGACAAAATGAACGCAGCTGCAGGAGCAGATACAACTGATATAGAAAAACAATATCATCAAACAAAATCTGCTATACTAGATATTAAAAAAAAAATAGCATCTACAAAAAAAGAAGAAGTGGAAATAACAGAAATTACTGATGAAGAAGAAAAAAGTTATGCAAGACAAATTACTTCTTTATCTAATGATAAAGTAATGGCAAGAATTAATAAAAAAGGTGATGCAGCCATAGCAGCTATTCAAAAAAAAAATTGATGATGTTAGAGCTGAAAGAGATAAAAAAAGAGCACAAAAAAATGAAGAAGCAGAATTAGAAGAAGCTGCTGGTCCAGACAGATTAACTAATTTAAATGATAAGATAACAAGATTACAAGTTAACTTACAGAAATTAGATAAATCTAAACCTGAAAGTAAGACTAAAGAAGCAATATTGAAGTCTGATCTTACAACAGCTAAATTAAGATTACAAGATTTAATGAAAAAAAGAAATGCTGAAACAAAACAAGAATCAGTAAATGAAGCAAAGAAAAATTATAAGTCTATAAAAAAGTCTTTAAAAAAAGAACAAGATAAAGAAGTTAATTCTAAAAGAACTTTAACAGACAAACCAATAACTAAAATTGACGTAGATCCTAAGGTCAAAGATTAAATGAAAAAAATTATATTATCTTTATTTTTATTATTATCTTTACAAGGTTGTATAGCTCTTGCTGGATTATCAGCATTAATGCCAAGTGCTTGGGACGTAAATCAATCTGCTGCTATAACTGATATCCAACAAAAATCAAAAAGAATAAATTGTAAAACAGAAATAACTGTTTTAAAAAAACATTTAGATTCTTTAGATGAAAGAGTTGAATGGTTAATTATATACAGTGAAAGTAAAAAAACAGATGACATCTTTAATATGGCCAATGTTTACAATCAAACATTAAAAGATATGATTGACAGAACAAATAAAAAATCTATAAGCAACAGTTATTGTGAAAATAAAAAAACAATATTAGTAGAACAATCATACATTATATCAAAAGCATTACAAGGTAGAAACTAATGGAACAATTAAAAGAACTATTAACATCAAGTGATTGGGCTGCAAAGAAAGCACAATTAGCAATTAAATTTACAGAAGAATATAAATCAGGACAGTTAAGTGCTGATGAATATACTGAATTATTAAACGATCTAAAAAATACAGATAAACTTAATCTACAAGCAGAAGAATTAGAAATCAAAGTTAAATTAGAATCAGCTATTAATACTTTATTAAAATTCATTTAAGCATAAATGGAAAAGTTACCAAGAATATACTGTGATATGGACGGCGTGTTATGTGACTTTAAAACGGCCGCTGTAAGAGAAACGGGTTTACCCATTGATCAATGGATGCAATTAGGTCATAGAGATAAAGCAGAAAAATGGAAACCAATTATAGACAATAAAAGATTTTGGTATACATTACCTTGGCAACCAGGTGGTCAACAGTTATGGTCATACATTAATAATTATTCCCCACATATATTATCAGCATATGTAGAACATGCAACAGATCCCAACTGTATTCCTGGTAAAAGATTTTGGGCACAATCACAACTAGGATTACCAACAAGTAGAATTAATTTAGTTAAAAGACGAGAGAAACAAAACTTTGCTAAATTAAATGGTGAACCTACTTTATTAATAGACGATTATATAAAAAATATCAATCAATTCAAAGCTCGTGGTGGTATAGGAATACATCATATCAGTGCGGCCAGTACAATATCACAGTTAAAATCATTAGGTTTCAAATAGTATTTCTTATAAATAATAACATACATCAACAAATTGAGTACTTAACAATTAATTAAGGAGAGAATAAAATGGCAAGTTGGGGAAAAGCAGACGCATATACAGCAGCACCTTTATGGGCTCTGGCGTCAGTAAATAAAGCACCTACAAGTGCAAATATGGGACCAGCAGGTTCTGGTAAATTATTTAATAACGCTACAGCGAGTAATTTAATCACTGGTATTACTAGAGGATTATTTAATTATGCAGTTGGCGAATTTCCTGCAGGTTCACACCAAGGTTGGGTTTTAAAAACAACCGGATCGGGTGGAAGATCAGGAAGAGTTACTGGTGAAACATTAGTTTGTTTAACAAGTAATACGTAATAAAGTAAATATAGGGGCGGCTAGTCCGCCCTTATAAATATATAAACAAAGTGATCTAGGTATTACCTAGAGTAGCATTCCCGAAAGGGTTAATAGGAGATGAAAAATGGCAGATAAGAAAATCACGGCGCTTACCGATTTAGGTACAGCAATTGCATCAGAGGATTTATTTCACGTAGTTGATGATCCATCTGGTACACCAATTAATAAAAAAATATCAACTCAAAATGTTTTTAATAATATTCCTACTTGGATTGGATTAAAACAAGCTGTTCAATCTATTACTGGTGATGGTTCTACAGTATCAGTAGTAAATTTAACATCAGCAATTACAACAATTAATGCTACATCAGCAAATGCTTTAGGAACACTAGCAGCAGGTACTGATGGACAAGTTAAAACTATTATTAATAATTCTACAGGCGGTACAAACACAGTACAAATTACTGTTACAAATCCTAATTTAGGAACTGGTAATACAAAAGTATTATTGAGTGCACCTGGAAGAACAGTTACATTATTATACAAATCATCTAAATGGAATATTTTAGGCGGTAATGCATATACTGTATCAGCTTAATTTGGAGTTAAAATATGATTATTGATGAAACAATTTTGTTATCTGAAAAAACATTATTGAAAAAAGATTTTGATACACTTTCAGAAAAAATTAAACAATACGAAGTTGATTTAGGAACGTTGAAAAGTAATTTAAATGCTGTTCACGGAGCTATTCAACAAGTAGATAAACTTATTAAAATGAGTAAAGAATAATGAAAAGATTTAAGTCTTATATTAAAAATGAAGATTTAGAACAATTTGAAGAAGATATTTTATCTAATGAAAACAACAAGGAAGAAAATATGAAAAGTTTTAAACAACATATTAAAGAAAATAACTATGCGGGTGATGCTCAAGGCGTTGGTACTATGGATCAAAATTCCATTGAAGATAGTCGTATTGGAGCTCATAACATAGAAAACCCAGAAGTATTAAAACAAGTTAATGCTTTTGTAGGTTCTATTGCAGACCGTGAGTATATCAATCCATCTCACGCAATCAATGAGTTAAAAGAAAAACTATCAAGACTTGGATTATCTTTTGGTAACGTAGTATTAGAAGGTGATAAAGGTTCTGTGACAGTTGATCTTAGACAATTTGGTGGCAGATTTGGAAAAGATGTTGATACAAAACCTGAAGATGTAATTAATGACGATGGTATTAGCCACAGAAAAACTGGTGGATTAAAACTAGAGTTTAACTTTGAAAAATTAAGTAATAATACATCAAAGGTTTACGCAAAGTTAATCTAAAGATTAACAATGTTTAAACAGATTACCAAAGAAAATTGGTTATTGTTTGCACAACATCATTATGATAACCCAACACTTGAAAAAGAAAAAGAGTTTTACGAAGATTTAAAGAGATTTAAATATCTAAAACGATTGTTTCGTAAATATGTATTTACTGGCGATTTAAATATTAGATTAGTCGTAAATCATATTATAGTGTTGCAAAATGTTTTTGGTGTAGAAGCAGCTGTTACATTATTGTTATATAAATTAGATGTACGATTTTGGCCTGCTTTGAAATCTGTTTTAGATTATTTAAACTATTTGTATCCACACGAACTACAACAAGTGGATGCAGATATAAAAGTTTTTGAAATATTAAAAGGACTATAATGGCAAATAGATTAGTAGATTTATTAATTACTTATAGAATAGTAAAACTATTGTCAACTGATTTTAAAGACCAAGAGGCTTTTAAATTTGGTATTATAGATAAAAATGGAAAAGTTTTGAGAAAAGCAAATAAATTAAATACAGAAGCAGAAAAAGATTCTTATACTGTATTACATAGATTTGTTTTTAATTTAAAAAGAACTTTACAAAAATTTGGTGTAAGTAGTTCTGTAGGTTCTTTTGCAACTGCATTAGCTTTTGTATTAAAAGAAAACAAAGAATTATTACAGTATAAATCATTAATTGAAAGTTCTGTTATAACATATTTAAAACAAATAAATTATTATGAAGAAATGTTTAGTACAGTAAGAGAGATAAAAGAAAGTAATAAACAACCTTATATGACTTGTTTTGGAATAGATATATATGAGAAAAACGGAGAATTAATATCTGAATATGAAAACGTTTAAAAATTTTAGAGAAGTTAATCAGACTTGTAAGACTGGTGAGTATTATTGCAATACTGATCAAAAATGTAAACCAATACCGTCAGGGTATAAAGTAGATGACAAGGGAATATTAGTACAAGAAGATGCACCTGTAAATAATGTAGGTGGTGGTAATATTGCAGGTGTAGGAGTTGGACCTGCTGGTGAGCCTGGCATTAACAAGAAAAAGAAAAAAACTATAGTAATGGGTATGTTAAAAAGAAATATAAAAGAAAAATTTGATAATAATAACATTATATTAAAACAAGTACTAGATGGCTTAGATAAAGTAGATACATTAATAGATTTTTCAAACACAGGCACAGTAGGTATTCCAGGTGTAATAATAACAGAAGATAAAAAACCACGTAAAACATTTAAACAAAGGTATAAAATAAATGATTAAACATTATAACAAAATTTGGACACCAATATTTTTTGTAGCAGCTGCAATTAGTTTTTATTTAAACTGTTCAGAAACTATATGTCATCATAGCAATCAAGGTCATAATCATTCGCATTTTTCAGAAATGTTTTATATGTGGATATTAATGGGATTAGCACATTTAGGTCCTTGGTTTAAACAATGTAATTGTAAATAATATGTCAGATAAAAAAAGAACGTTTAAGAGTTTTAAAGAGTTTGCGAAAGATTACTTAAAAGAGTATGATGACGCTAACTTTGTAGGTGTAGGTGGGTTTTCAATAGGAAGTTTAGATTCCTTTCACCCTTCTTATGATTTAGGAGATACTACCCCTAAAAATGACGGTAGTAGAGACAGTAGAGGAACACAAGCTGTAACTGCTTCTAAAAACTTACAAAATAAAAAAAACAAAAAAAAAGAAGGAGACAAAAAAGATGATTAAAATATTAATCTTAATCCTGATTGGTGTAGTGATAGGTTGGTCAATTCCAAAACCAGCTATAGTGGACACCGTGATAAGTAAAGTAAAAGAGATCATAAATAGTATTATTGGAAAATTTAAAAAATAGAGGAGTATTATGTTAAGTTTATTAGGTACATTGCTTGGATTTGGTACATCAATTATACCATCAATCTTTGATTTTTTTAAAGAAAAATCTAAACGAGCGGCTGACTTAGAAGAATTAAAACTTCGAGCAGAATTACAAGCTAGAGGTATAGAGCTTAACATTAAACAAGTACAAGCACAGGTCGAAGTAGAGAACGCTAAAGCTAATGCTGAAGAAGCAAAAGGCTTATACGCTCACGATGCCTCACTAAAAGGTGGAGCATTTATAGATGGTATGAGATCATCTGTTCGACCTGTTGTTACATACATATTTTTTATATTATTTGTTACAATTAAAGTATGTGCTTTAATTGCCTATATGAGATCAGGAGTAGGTTTTGTAGAATCAATACCAAAACTATGGGACGAAGAAACGGCTGGATTATTTTCTGCTGTTGTTGCTTTCTGGTTTGGTAATAGAGCATTCTCTAAAAAGTAAAAGTTAGTTAATTATGGATTTTCTTAAATTAGCCATAGAAGTAGGGTTTCCAATAGCAGCTGCTTGTGCTGGTGGCTTCTTCGTATTTCTTACATTAAAGTTTATTTTAGCATCAGTTACAGGTGATGTAAAAAAAATTAGTGGCATTATTGAAGCATTAGACAATAGAGTTAAAACTATGAATGCTGATGTAATAAGAATTGATACATTAGTAAGTTCTACTTTAAGAATTAAACCTGATGTAGAAAGAATAGGCCGAGCAAACGGTAAAGAGGACGCAAGAAAAGATTAATATGGATTTAGTAAAATTAATTAATCAATATGGTTTTCCTATTGTTGCTGCATTTGGTATGGGCTATTTTATATTTTTTGTATGGAAATGGGTAACTACAGAAATCAAACCTGTGATGAGTGAAACAAGTAAAACACTTATAGCATTGGTAGATAGAATAAGAATGCTAGATAATGACCTTATTAGACTAAACACCAAGTTAAATCTTATATTAGAGTATCAGGAAGAACAAGAAAAGCAAAAGAAAAGTCAAAAAGAATAATCATTTTATATAAATATAGAGTATGAAAGCACTATTAAAACTAGTGCTAATAGCCACTTTTAGTTATAATTTTTTGATAACTATTAGCATTTCTTCAGAATTAAATCACAATTTTAAAAACCCTGCCTTTAGTGGTCAAGGTTATAGTAGCCACGTATTGTCTATTGAACAGTTACAATATAATAGAGAAAAAGAAATTAGAGAAAGAAAAGAAGCACAAGAAGCGGCCGCAAAAAGAGAAGAAGCTAATAAAACAATTAATAAGTTTCTTACAAATGTTGAAAGTAGAATATACGCTAATTTATCTAAACAATTAGTTGATAATATGTTTAGTACAGAAGCAGGCGCTGCCACTTCAGGAACAGCTTCAGTTGAAGGATCTACATTATATTGGATAAAAGATACAACAGCAAATACAATTTCTATAACGGTTACAGGTGCTGACGGAACATTAACTAATTTAACTGTACCTATTGGAAGCTTTGCTTTTTAATTAGGAATAAATGTTAAAAATAATTAGTATAATATCTACAGCATTAATGTTGCAATCTTGTGCCACGTTTTATAGAAATAGTCCTTATTATGGAGATTTACCATATGTAGAAGGAACACCTACAACTAAAATGTTATTAGAATATCCTTTATTAGATCAACCTATTATGACAATAGCGGTGTATAGTTTTCCTGATAGAACAGGCCAAAGAAAACCTAATCAAAATTTTTCTAATTTAAGTACAGCAGTTACACAAGGTTCAGAAGTTTGGTTAATACAGGCCTTAAAAAATGTAAGTGATGGTAAATGGTTTAAAGTTGTTGAAAGAGCAGGTTTAGATAATCTTGTAAAAGAAAGACAATTGATTAAAAATACAAGAGAACAATATGACGGCGAAAAAAATAATATGAATATATTAAAACCTATTGTATTTGCTGGATTAATTATTGAAGGAGGTGTAGTAGGATATGATACTAATTTTGCTTCAGGTGGTGAAGGAGCTAGATACTTTGGAATAGGTATCAATGAAGAAAATCGTATGGATCAAGTAACAATATCTATACGATTAATTTCAGTACAAACAGGAGAAATTTTGTTATCTTTATCGTCATCTAAGACTATTGCTAGTTATAAGTCAGTTGTAGATGTGTTTAAATTTTTAGATATGGGTACAAAGGCATTAGAGATAGAACAAGGTGCCGCTGTAAATGAACCAGTAAATTATGCAACTAGAACGGCCATAGAGTTTGGTGTGTTAGAAATGATTAAAGAGGGTGAAAGAAAAGGTCTATGGAAAACAAAAAAAACTAACAAAGAAGAAAATAAGGAAACGACAAATGAAAACAACAAGTAAATTAATAATGTTTTTGATGTTGTCTAGTTCAGTTTTAGCTAACGATATATACGTTACTCAATCTGGTAATAATTTA